GACCGCTAGGACCAGAAGGACCGCTAGGACCAGAAGGACCGCTAGGACCAGAAGGACCGCTAGGACCAGAAAGACCGATAGGACCAGAAGGACCGCTAGGACCAGAAAGACCGATAGGACCACTTGGGCCGCTAGGACCGCTAGACCCCGTGGCACCCTGCAGACCGGTAGCACCTTGTGGGCCGGTAGCTCCAATTAAAGCACTACCATTCCATTTGACACCATCCCAAGTATATCGGGAGGCTGGCCCCTGATACACTTGGCCCAGTGACGGGTTTGATGGAAAGTCTAGAGGCACGACTAAACCCCAACCCTAATTGTTTTATTTCGCGACCTTGGGTAAGTTAAACCAGAAGTTGGTCTCAACCAATTCGAACTATTGGGATGGACTGCACCAGAGGCGTTTCGCTGGTTGCGATGTTTAAGATAGTTATTGGGTGCACCTCGAAGACCATTTGTAAAAGTATAATCGGTTTGCCCCGAACCAGTGCTATTCAAAGCGTTAGTTTCAATAAGACGATTGGTGATGTAGGTGCGAGCCATCGTTTGATTCATTGTAGGGTAGTTTTCCATTTCGCAAGCCAAAGCTCCACATACTTGGGGAGAAGCCATACTAGTACCGTTATATTTCTCATAGTAATAGCCAGACAAAGAGTCCAAAAGAGAATAACTTACCTCGGTGGACAACCCTTCGTTATACGTATTCTTTGTTCGTATCGAACTCATAATATAAGTGCCTGGAGCAAAAATATCGATACGTGACCCGGTGGCGCTGAAAGAAGCTTTGCGCTCAGTAGCGGTGGCGTCAACGGCTCCAACACAAATAACGTTGGGGGTAGACCCAGGAGTACTTCCTTTCATGTAGTATTGCGTACCTATAGAAGAGGAAACTAAATAATTTTCAAAGTCAGGCGAAGAACTATTTACGATAGTATCATTTGCGTTACCTGCGGCGCCTACAAAGACAATTCCTTCGGCTATTGCGTCTTGAATGTCGGTGTCGGCCGCTAAATCTCGGATTCCGAAACTAAGGAACGTACCCGAGGTACTCGTCGAAATACCCGTTGCTCCGCGCGCTTGAAGTGCGCTAGAGCTTCCGAGTGGGTTAGAAGTTAAGCCACGATAAGTTATAGAGAAGATTGTACTAATCAGCGGATACACAAATAAACCATAACTCATATTAACGATTGTGGGGTTTTTAAAACCCGTAATCGGATTTATTGCTTTTCGTTTGTGCCAGACTCGAATGTAATCGTAAAGATATCCCTGAGGTATTGGGGAATCCCCGTAGGGGCTTATATTATAAATATTTGCAGATCTTGCCCAGCCTAGCGTGTTGCCCGCAATTGTTCCTGCAACATGCTGCCCATGATTATTGTTGTCGGCTGTCCCCCCAGCATAACTATAAGTCCCTGCAGCTCCGCCTATCACCTGAGGATTGAGCGACAACCAATTAAATAGAGTGACTCGAGGTGTTCCCTCAGGAACGGTTGTAACCAATTCTGGATGATTTACGTCAACATGGCCGTCAGCAACGATTACATCTACGTTTCGGCCTTCTGCGCGTACGTTTACTGTGGTTGTTGTAGAAGGCGTTCCATTAGAGCCCCATCTAGCGACATGCCCGATAGTGCAACGAGGTAGCGCCCAATTTTTATCGGCCACATTTCCGGGAAACGATTTGTCCCATCGATTCGAATATTGTTCAAAGCAGGGCAAAAGCTTTACTCCAGGTTTTTGATAGGTCGGAATATCAACGTCCAGGATCCTGGGATCCTGTTTTAATACTTGGGCCTCTTCATCAGTCATTAAATAATGCGTGCTTCGACTGATGGGTTTTTCTTTTACAACTTCAACTCTTCGATCGGGTATATACTTGCTACCCGACACAGCCTCCATTTGGTCATAGATTGGGTCAACATCGTTCCAATCCCGAACTGTGATCACATACTCTTTAAGAGTGGTCATTTAACCTTCCAGTTGAATCATGGTAAAAGTAACAGTAATTGTTGTTGCCGAAGTATGAAGGTTTTTAATGCTAATTGGGATTACGTTGGTTGGTGTAGATTCATTATTAAAACCAACAACAGCTGGTGAGAAGACCACTTCGGACGGATCTGTTGCTGACGCACGTATTACTTCAGCGATGACTTGAGAATTTAAAAGAGGATCGGTTGAGCTGGTGCGCGACCTGTCATCTATTCGAGCTTGGAGCGTAGAATAAACTCGAACCCAAGAAGCGGCACTTGTTGTAACTTTGCACAAAGCATAACCCTTGTAACCGGTAAGATTAAGTTCTGCCGTGCCATTAGTTGCCAAAGATGAAGTTGTAACGGTAAAAGAACCTCGCGGTTGGAGTGCCCCACCAACTACAGCACTTACCCATTGGTTACTGCTACCATCGTTGACGTAAGCAAACAGACCTCCAGATTCGCTATCATACCAAAGTTCCCCGTCGCTAAGCGAGGTAGTCGGAGCAGTGGCGCTAACCCTGAGCTTATACGTTGGACCGCTTGGACCGGTAACACCAATAGCACCAGAAGGACCAGAAGGACCGCTAGGGCCAGAAGGACCGCCAGGACCAGAAGGACCGCTTGGTCCGGAAGGACCCTGTACGGTTCCGGCGTTAAGCCAATCTATCTGGTTAGATACGTACAGGACGCCCGCAACAAGGTAACCAGTCCCGACAGGAACTGAAGCTGCGGGCGGCAACAAGCTGGTGGAAGCGACCTGGCCGGCAATAGTGATAACGCCAGAAGGATTTTCCACTAAAGTGTAGGTAGTGGCGCCTATCCTCTTAAGATACCCAATGCCGGTAAGATTGTTTATATTTTGGATTGAAGTTGGCAGAGCCCCGGTAACGGTTCCAGTAAACGTAGCATTAGTAACCTCAATACCAGTGGTAGATATTTTTAAGGCGGATTCCGTGCCGTCACCATCCACTATTGCGGTAAGAGCTGAGGTTATCCCGTCTGTGCTTTTTGTTTTTAAAAGCTCTTTATACGAAGTAGCTGGTGACCTGCCGGTAAGAGAACTCAAGCTAGATTCTCCCAAAGATTGGAAGCCAAGTCCCAATTTGTATTAAAAAGTTCCCAAGTAGGAGCCGTGGCTCCAAGGATTGCATCAGTAAATATAAAAGATTCTCCCGAAACAGTTTTGCTAAGAGAAAAGGCTTGAGCAGAAGTGCTTGGCAAAATAAACCCTTCTTGAGTTGTGCTTCCTAATAAATATGACGGAGCGCTAGCCATATTACACTTTAAATTAAGTTTTCGATATCTCCAGGTCCATACCCTGGGGTTTGAATTTGCAGAAAAGCAAGGCCTCCCCGCGCTTCCATTACTTCTCGTTTTAGGATTTCTAAGGCCATCTTTTCGTAGCCGACAGCGACATCCGGCTCAGCCGTCAAAGAGGCAATCACCATATTCTTTAAAGCCGGATAATTCCGGATATCCATCTTGTCGGCATCCAGTATTTTAATTAACCACCTTTTTTTAGCCAATATATTGATTGTTTTTACGGCAAGATTACCAGAGGTACCAACAACAGTTGTATCTGCGGATTGTGAGTTCCGAACAAAATACTTCTTCACCAAGGCATTGTTTTGGTATTCTTCGCCCCTATCAATTAGCATGTCGTATCCGGCAGAGTCTGCTGACTGGAACGACGGGCCATTCATGTGATAATCGTGAAACCGATTAAAGATTGGTTGCGGAATTGAATTGAAGGAGGCGGTCAGAATCTGGCCAATTACAGTCGGTAGATAAATCTCACCGTCGGCAGTGATTGCAATCTTGTAGTTTTCGATTGTACCGTACCACTTCCCAAGTGAGAATAATTTCTCTTCTGCGTTGTTTAATAGGTTCCCTATTTCGGCATTGGAAAGCTTTAAACCATTAGGAAGATCTAACGCTAACCGAGATTTCATATACCCGAAAGTATACGGAGGAGAAGAACTCCGAAGAGCTTCATACGTAGAATGTCTTTTTTGCTCAAGCTCCACAACCATTTGCTCTTCCATTTGCTTAAAGGCGGCTTCTCGGTAGGCGTTTGCAATTTCAATACTTTTTTCGTTATTCGGATCAACCATTAAACTTAAAACCGAAGCTTTGACCTGATCGTAATCCGTTATGGCTAGAAGCGTTGAATCATTGGTAACATACGAAAAGGTGGGAATAGTTAAACCGTCTTTTACCCCATACCTACCGGCAGCAAGCAAAAGACCTTTCTTCGTAATCAGCAAGTCCTGGGCCTTGTTAATTAAATCGACAAGACGTAAATCGTCTATTCGCAAGCCTTCTGCGACGTCTAGCGCAAGTTTTGAACGAATATACCCAAGGGTGCCGTACGCAAACGCGGAGCGTCTTGTTTGATAATTGACTTTTCTAGCGCTTTCAAGAGTTGACTCCAAAACAGTAGTTAGGCGGGAAATAGCTTTTTGCTCAAGCGCCGCTGCCATTTCTAGCTGGTTATTCTCTTCTCGGAAGATTGCCAGGATCATTAGCTTTAGGGCATCTACATCGCTCACAATCAACAAATCGTTTGGAAGAACCGCGGGTCTGTAATTAAGTTTTCCTGTAACTTCTACAAAAGCTGGGGCAGTGCCCTCAATTGAGTAAGTTCGAAAATTCGTCGAGGTAGGAACAAAGTTAAGGGCGAGGATATTGCCCGAATCGCAAAGGAAAGCAGATACGCTATTAGTTAGGAATCCTGCTGGGGCCGTTGTTTCAGTAACCCGATTAGCGCTTTCTAGCCCAAATCCGCCATAAGTCGTTAAATCGTCAAGAACTGGGGGCAATACAAAAGTGTTGCCTACAACTCCAACCGAAAAACGTGCTTCTACACCAAGCCAAGATCTAAGGCTATGAAGCCGTCTTTGAGCTTCGTTAATTTTATCGACAACTCTCTCGTCCGAAGAACATACGCCATTGTCGACGTAGGGAGCAAGAAGTTCCCTGGCCTGTATCAGAGTTAAACTCATATTAACCAAACTTTAGAACTTTTACTCGAATAATAATTGACGGAAATGTGTTCGCAGCAGATTTAATATTATGCCGTGAAACTATGATTGTATTTGCTGCAGTGCAAACTGCAGAAATGATATATCCCGGGGCTTGCGAAAAACTTGTGGGCGCAACAAAACAAGCGTCTCCTGGAGATGCACCGGCAATAGTAAGAGTCGAGTCACTAGCCCCATCTGGCTGAATGGTGACTTGGGGAAGTGAGGTGAGGCCTCCATCTAAAACTAGGTTTTGAGTTGGGGAAGAAAGGTATTGAGCAAACAAATCTAGCATTTGCTGCGGAGTGCCGTAGCAAGTTTGTGGAGGAAGAGAACCAGCAATTAACGCCATGTCAGTATTTTATACCCCAATTGAAAAAGGCAATAGGTGGCATGTTTGAGTGTGACGTTGCGGAGCTTTCAGCAAAAGTGGTGGTAAGGGAGAAGCTGAAATTATAGGCCTCGTTTCCGTCTAATTGACCTCTGGTTTGACTGTTTGTGGAATCGCAATTTTTCCCTCCTTCAACTCCCCCGCTGTTAAAACCCGACGTAACAGAGGCGAAAGTATGCGTATGGCTTACTGCAGGAACTTGATCTTTTGTAAGAGTTGTAAATTCGGTGCCGCCAGACGAACCTAGCAAGGCAGTAAGACTACCAGGCACCCCGTTCGTGATCCTATTTGAACCACCAGAACCTCCCATGTCTTCTACCCCCATAATAGTTCGACCTCTTAAATCTGGGAGGTTAAAAGTGGTTCTAGAATTACCAGAGCCGTAACTTACTCCAATTAAGGCATAAAGTCGAAAATAAGCAGCTCTGGAAACTTCTTGCCCGTTACAAGCAAGCCAACCCTCTGGGATTTCCATCGGGAAAGGAAAGATTGCCCCAGGGAATTCAAAACTTATAGTTGCAGTTTTGGTTGAATTAGGTGGGTCTATGTAGATGTTTTGCCCAGCGCTAATAGAAGCAACCCCAGGCGATGCTCCAAGAATCTTAAGGGTACCAATAGTAGCAGCCACGGTCGTGGCTCGAGTCACTACTGGAATAAACGTATTGGTTTTTTGAGGGTTAGAAATATTTGAGAGATAAGTAATCTTCATAGTTTTATAATATATCGCATAAGCAAAAACGGTGGCATATTTGAATGAGATTGGGACGCTCCGACTTGAGTTGCTCCGCTACTTGGATTGCTGATGGTTAGCGGGAGCGTAACGCTTGCTGGGCGACCCGTCGGATCTGTTGAAAAATCAAATTCTACCCCACCATTATTAGTATTACCATTTGTTCTCCCATTTGTAATTTTGCCCCCTGGGAAAGTTGCGATAACGGGATGGCTATGCTTAGCAAGTGGTGTTTGCTCTTGGGATAAGATAGTATTTGCAGCTCCAGTAATTCCACCTAAAGTATTTCTACCAGCTCCGCTTCCGGATTGAGTTAAGACATTAGCGGACACACCTCCTATATTGTCTCGTCCGCAGATAGCCCGACCGGCAAGATTAGGTAAATTAAAACTGCTGCTATTTAGGGAACCGTAAGTAGTTCCAATCGCAGTAAACAAATTTGAATAAATACCAGTCCTAGGGTTAGAAGATCCGTCGCAAAGCAGCCAACCGCTAGGAATTGCACTACTGAGAGTTCCATTAATGTGTGTTCCAGCATACAGGCACATCAGGCCAGGCGCATGAAAGTTTATCGTACCAGTAGTGACAATCTGTTCCGGAGATAGGAGTATGCCAACACCCCTATTTAGTGATTTAACAGTACCGACATCAAAAAGTTTTTTAATTTGCCCGATCGAAATAGTTTTAGAAACAAACTCTGTTGTGCCAACCGCGTTTTCGATACACGGAATAATTGTTGCCTCTGTTGGAAGCTCCGTTGTGGTAAGGTCAGTAATTTTAAAGGTAGCCATATTAAGTTTTAATTAAATAGGTTAAGGCAAAGCAGGGAGAGATATTATTGTGGGGAGCTACAGCTGCGGAGGGGGTAGAGCTCCATGTTTGCGCGCCTGTTTGCAGATTTGAAATAGACAATGGAAATTGTGTTCCAGGGCCCCCAATACTTCCTGGTCTGTTGCCATCCGCATAGCTTCCTGATGGAGAGCACTCTCCATCAAAAGTGTAGTAAAGGGTTTGACCATAAACTTTCATTTCGCCAGAGGCATTGTGGGTGTGGTCTCGTATTCTAGCTTCGTTAACCGTTAGCGTATGCGTTTCTGAACCTCCGGTAGACGCTACTGTTTGGTAATTACCGGACGAAAACACAGCGCCATTTAAAGGACTAGATGCGCTGAGGGAGGCGGTAAATGGAATCCTACCCCTTAAATCGGGTAAATTAAAAGTAGCCGAGCCATCCCCCGCCCCATAAGTTGTTTGTATAACTTTAAATAGCTCACTGTATTCAGCTCTACTAACTGCTTGGCCGTTGCAGTACAACCAACCAACAGGGGGTGTGGCTGGGTTTGCGGGGTACGGAACAACTATCCCGGGAAACGAAAAAGCTACACTTAAGTTATAGGTGTTAGCGGTATTTCGCTCATACGAAGTTATAATGTTTTGACCACCAGTTAAAGGATTAGGGTTTTGAACTGTTCCACCTAAAGTCCCACCACCACATAAATCAGTAATATTTGTACCTTTTGTCTTTCTCGTAATATTATTGACCACAATTGGGATTAGAGCCTGATTTAACTCATCCCCGGTGAGATTTGAAAAGGTTCCTAAAGCAGAGATTTTCATTAGTTTAATTCCAAAGACTCGCCATCCAAGAAAACAAAGCCAGAACCCGTAAAGTTTTCAATTTGCAGAATTTCTCCTGTTTCTGCACTTAAATAGTCTTTTTCAATCACAACGCCCTCAACTAAATTAGAAAAGATTCCTTGCCCGCAGCCACACTCAACAGTTGGGCATGCATCGTATATCGAAATATATAACACAACGCTAATGCTCCCAGAAGCGTTTGTAGCAGTAAAAGTGTACGCAGTTTGTGGAGACACTGTGGTAGCTGCCCCTGAGATTACGCCTGTAGTTGGGTTGCAATTTAAACCTTCGGGTAGTACCGGACTTACTGAGAATTGGATTGAGCCGGCTGTTTGCGGGGGATCAATTTGAGGAAAGAGAAAACTAATAATTTCTCCAACTTCAAACTCAAGTGTGGTCAAAGTACTGTAATTGTAAGAGGTCATCAAACTCATAGACAATTTCCTCCTACTGGCTCAACAAGCCTTGAGGCATGGAACATAATTTTTGTAAGTGCAAATTGTCCTTCCCACTCAAACCGGAATTGAAAAGAATGACCAACTCGAGCAATAGTTCCGGTCGAGGTAACGCAAGAATTGCTGGGCGTGGGCAGCCTTATTTGATTTCGATATTGATCCTTAACATTAACTGGTTTGTAAACCCCACATTCAGGCGTTGTTGCAATAACCCGAGGCCCCTCAACGGCTAAAACACTATTTGCCTGAATAACTGTACCGCTAGGAATACTTACATTCCAAGTACTTGAAGTCTTTGTAAAAGTAACATTTACGCGATAAAACGCGATTACGTATTCTTGCGGGGTCAGCTCTACAACTGCTGGGATAATGGCATAATAAGTACCCGAAGTTACTGATGCGGTATTGGCAAAATCTTGCCAAAGCGCCATTTGAAGAGCCGAGGCAATTTTTGTAGTATTCAAGGGCCATTCAATTACGTCTGTATAAATTTCACTCAAGGGGTGTAGATACCCAAAAGGAGTTAGCTCGCCAAGTTGAGCTCCGGTGGTATTGGCAATTCGTATCCGGAAAGGGACTTGGTTTTTAAAGGTTAACTTCCACTCGCCTGCCCTTTCGACCGTTCTTCCAGAAGCTCTCGCCGCTTGAAATCCGGAAAGAGCCGTTACGTCAGCGAGAGCCGAAATGCAAGTTTCGGTCTCTGAGCAAGTGCTAAAAGAATGCCAAGGGAACCAGCAAGGATTTTCATCGGGACGGTAATAAACATTTACATTGGTATCTCCCGAAAGCTCACCAATCCACATATCGCCGCGCTCAAGCTTTTTTAAATTCCAAGGCAATTGGAAATCAAAGCCGCGAGTATTGACGGCTGCTGTTATTTTGCGTTGTGAAACACCTAACGGGTAGTCAAATAAAGCCCAAGGATAGTTTTCCCAAAGCTGGTTACTGTTTGACTCGGTATCGTATGAAAAGATAAAACACCTCGGTAAACGATTAGTTACCCCTGTAACTAATTGGAGCACTTCCAAGCCGGTCCATACGCCGTCGAATATGGCTGGAGATTTGTCCCCAGCAACACCCATGCTGTTAAAATCTAAAACCCCAATACCCTGAAATGAGATTGGTCGATACTTAATAACCTCCGACTCGATATTGTAAAAGTTTTCTCTCGGGGATACGGTAAATAAAAGACGATTATCAAAATACACAGCAGAACTGGCGGACAACAAGCCTTCGGTGTCAAAGTCAAGTATGGCGTCAAGCTCTACGCTTAGGGGAGTTATGTTGTAACCATCTTGCTGGGCTCTTGCGTTTCTATACGCTCTCAATCCGTCCAAGCTTCTAAAGAATAAGTCATTGTTAATTGGAACCAAGGTTTTTGAGGAAACTAGTCCAATATTTGAAAGAGCAACCCTTTGAAAACCTGGCGTAGATTTCCATTGATCCCGAGGAGTGGAGACGGCAAATGAAGCTACCCCCTGCTCTCCAAAGACAAGCAAGTCTCCCTGACCCGTTGCCGTGTCGCCCATTGGTTGGAACGCCATGCCTCGAATAGACCCCATAGACGAAGGGATCTGTAAAAAACCACCCTCGTTTAAGTAGCGAGTTTCGGTAAAACGAAGTAAATCTGACTCATCTCCTTCATTTGATTTAACAACTTGACCTCCCACTCCTCCGTTAGTCAAACCGGCAGATATAGTAAACCCAGTCGAAGAAAAACCAAGAACTCGCCAAGTTCCATTGATATTTGGGGTACTGCTATGTCCTGATATTGACACTACGTCCCCTGTTTGAAAACCATGTTGGGCCGGTGAGGTGCTTATAAACGCATATGGTCCTTGTATAGACTGGTTAATCGGGGTTTCTTCGGTAGAGCCACCAAAGACAATATCTCCAGCTTGAAATGAATCTTTTGTCGGACTGGCAATAAATAAACGACCCTGCCCGTACGCCATGTGGGTTCCAATTGGCATTGAGGCAGTTCGCATGTTTATTGCTGTTGAATCTAAATAGTTTATACCTACGCCAGTTTGAAAAAGGCTATCCCCATCCCAAACCCAAGGGCGGTCGACACCATTCTGCATAATTAGATATTTTTCGGCCTGACAAAAGTAAACTTCTTTTGTGGCATCAACTCGAAAGCCATCGGTGTATATTGGGGGAGTTGGAACTTCAAAAGTTGAGGGTATCAGAGTAATGCCTGGGTTATAGTCTATGTTTAACCTGGCCACATAACCAAGAGCGGGAGCAATTCTAAAAACATACCCACCCGAAACTGCTATTAAGCAAGATTTTCCAGGGTCTGTTTTATTCACATAAAAAAACGAGCCTTGAAAATAATTACCTGTTTTAGTAACTACACCAGTTGTGCCATTTGTTACTTTACCCGTGGCAAACAAATCTAAAGACCCAGGGTAATCCGGATCATCCGTTAAAAAGATTTGCTGAAAACCAGGTCTTGTTTTTGCGCGGCCCCCACGAAAAGTAGTGTTAACGGCAAGGTTAACACATTTAGGGTCGGAGATTAAAGCGGACCGAGACGAGTCCATGCCTTTGGACCAATCATACTGGCCATCGGTGATAATCGTCTGGTCCGCCATAGGATAAGTTTAACCTCTTTTGAATTTGCGCAATACGCCCCAATTATCTCTCCAGGAAGAGTTAGGGGAAAAATAAATAGACTTAGTTTTTGGTAGTCTGTTGCTCGGAACAGCAAAGACAGCATCTTGCGGAATATGAAAGAAGACAAACGCATCACATACGTTTGGTTTGTATTTCATCTTCTCTTTATTGATCTTTAAGTAGGCTCCATATCCGTACCCCGCGCCACGGACGGCTAAAAACTTCATCTTATTGCGAGCGTGGGCATCGGAAGCGCCCATAGTACTCTTGACCTGGACTCGGCATAGTTTTCCCTTCCAATCGGTTATTAGGTCGTAGCCATCATCGATTATGGGAGTGCTGACAAGAAAGCCCTGCTCAAGAAGCTTTGCTGCAACTTTCTGAACCCCAATAGCTCCAATTCGAAGGCTCACAGCCACCCCCTGCCAAGGACATTTGCGGCCAACCGTCGGCGCCTGTAAACGCCATCCCCATCCCGGCTGCCGCCACCATTTGTATTGCCCTCAATAGTCACTAGCCAATCCCCCTCGCTCTTCTCCACAAGGCCAACGTGCGCCACCCTGCCCATCGAGCCGAACCAGATGCCGAAGACATCTGCTGGCTGGAGAGGCTTACCCCCTCGCGTGCGATCCCAGGTGGGTTTAACCAAGAACGAAGGAGACCAAGCGGTTCGCGGGTACGGATTGAACAACGTGCAGCCGAAAGCTTTATCTCCGACCCATACGATAAATGCTGCACACCAAGGAGCTTTCGTTCCGGATAGTTTTACTGATGAAAGGATCTCGTCCACCAAGGCCCCGTCGTTGTGTCCCGACAGTTCCCGAATTCCGATACTTTTACGGGCTTGTTCAACGACGAGAATCCTCTGCGCCTCAACTCCTGGGCCAGCCAGACAGTTGGAAACAAACGCAAGATAAAGCGCAACATATGGTGCTACTTGCATGAAAAGATCGCAGCAATAAGTAGAATACCAAAAACAAGGATAAGCGCATTGATGCGCGTCCGTGGGCATGCTTCCTTCCAATCATCCTTAAGGATTCCTTTGTCAATATACCGGTCTAATATTTTCCAATCCAACTGAAGCACGCTCCACGCTAGGAAAGTACAAAACAAGAACCGAACCGAGCCAAAAGCTAATACGTGCAGACTGCCCAGGTCGACCGTGCCCGCAGTGCTGTCAAAACCCTCAAGGATTGGGCCAAGAAAGAAAAAAACAACGGTAGCGATAATTAGTGCCACTACCCCTTGGAAATTAGATTTTATCCAACGAATCACCAGGGAACTCCAACAAACTTCCGGGCTACAAACATTATGCCGCCAAGAATTGAACCTTTAAACACCCAAAGCACTAAGACAATTATAACGCCGCGGTAAATCCAGAGTTCTCTGAGAGCCTTTCTTTGTTTCTCTTTCCAAGAGTTTCGTTCAATAATCGCTTGTTCTAGTTCTTCTGTGTTTGTCAAACAAAGCTGTTTAGCGGTAGCTAACTGAGCTTTAGCTGCTTCTAGATGTTTCCTAGTGACTGGGTCAGCTGATTGATACGCTTGTTCTAGGCGTGATTCTGCGACTGAAAAATCAGGACTTCCACCGTATTTAGCCGTTGTGCAAGAAGTGAGGGCAATCAAGACAGGAATCAGCCAGTACATTCCCATACCTTATCTTGACATACTTTTGGTAAACGCAAGGGTTAAGGGGTGTGAACTTTATCCCAAACCCAAGACCACGCTAACGAAAGCAAAAAACCAACAGCACCAGCCCAACCAAAAGCTAGACTTACATGCTTTTCCAGCTGGCGGAGCCTCTCATCGTGCCCGATTAGGTTTTGGTCGTGCTTACGAAGCAGTTCCGCAATCCCATCAAGCTTGGCGTCAAGACCGGCTAGTTTTGCGACGATTTCGCTTACTTCTTTGCGGGGCATATTTGATTTCTAGAGTTTGAATTTTTCTGTCTAATCTGTTTTTTACGGCTTCTGGGTTTAGACGAAACCCGCAAAAACGAAACAAAGGTTCTGTAATTGTAAAGAACTCCCGAAAGTGATCAGGTGTAAAAGCCCAATCCGGTTTGCGTTTGATCTCATTTGGTGCGATGGCAAGATCTAAATCAGCAATTGCTTGTTCAACAATAGCGGCAGTTAAATCAACCCATCCTTTCATTTGACCCCATTCCACGTTCGACTGCGTTTTCAAACGAAATAGGTTTCTGAGGTTCAGTGCCAATCTTATCAAGCCTCACTTCGGCCCCTTCTATTGCTTCAAGAATCATCTTCCCATTTGTAAACTGAACTCGAGCTATTGCTTCAAACGATTCCCCTGGTTGAACCCCTTGCGGTGGTACAAAACCATTTGGGATTGGGAATACGACTAAATCAGCAGCTAAAGAAGCCGTCTCTGCGACGTTTTCTGTCTGCTTAGCGGTAACTTGATTGGCTAGCATAAGAAAAGGTGAAGACTCCTAGGGGATAGAACCCTAGGAGCCTCCATTATTAACTTAGGCGTTTACGTTATTCAGCAACGCGATGATCGCATTGACTTTGGCAGTCAACCGAGCGATTGCGTTCTCAGCCGTTTGCACGTCTGTAACGTTAGCAATCGTGTTGGGGGTAAGCGTGAGGCTTACACCCGTGTCATCGGTTAATGGTACCAAGTTAGTCCACGCACCACCGTTGGTCAGGACATTGCGGATTTGAGCCGCAAGGACCTGATCTTGTGTCCTGACAGAGATAGGAAGAGCCATATATATGTTCTCCTTTCTCTAACTTAGCTTGTGATGGTGCTGCGGGCGTGACGGATCACATAACCCTTGTGAGGGAAGATGGGTTTGGCACCGTTGCTATAAACGGCGCGGAAAAACCCGACTGTCCCATCTGGATTAGTGCCGCGATCCGGGATGTTTCTCCAAGTGAATTCACCACGGTAGTTCTGGGCATTAAACTCCATCCCATCACCAACGCTCAGGGGCTTGGGAACCAAGCTCGTGAACACATCCGGAATGAAGATAATAGTATCTTCATAACCGGCAGTGAGGTACGAAGGATTCAGGTCATACCTGTAGCCTTGACGTTTTGCGGTGTCGCTGTTGTTAGCTACTCTTACAAACGGGTAAACCCGTGCCCAGGTGTTAGGCGAACCGGATACCAGGTTGTAGCGAGGAGCAAACGCATCGACCAAATGATGGAAGTTGCGGTAGCTGCGCTGGATACCGAGAGGAGCCAATAGTTCAGAAACACGTTCTGACCACCGGAAGTCCTGACGGATATCGGCATTCGCTTTGATGAGAGAATCCGATGTCTCGGGCGACATGATCGCCAAAAACACTGGAGCTCCGTTTACCCGATCGTAAGCATCGGCACCAGCTCCGTTGCGGAGCAAGTCCATATACACACGATCCAGGATGGCTTGAGTTAGCGGAGTAACACTAGCTCCAACACCACCAGTGATGGTGCCATGAGCATTCGATGTTACCGTAAACCCGGTAGTCCGGGAATCGACAGCGGTTACTAGCTTGCGAACGGTTCCAGCAATAGAGGTGTCTTCTCCTGTACTTGCAGTTCCGCTAGTAGCCAGCAATTTGTTTTCCGCCATGTCCACATACTGATCACGATAACGCTGGATCCAGACTTCAGTCGTGGATTCAGTCATGATCTGCATGATGTTGGACAACTGCTCTTTCCGCTTCATCGGGAAGCGCAGGTCGTTCAACGAGATGTTGGGGGATTCCATTGCGGCATGTTGCAGGCCGTAGGTGCGAAGCGTCTGACCGAACTCAATAGTTCCACCAGAGTTCGGGAAAGAGTAAGCATTATCCCCAGAACCTGTAGAATTACCATTACCTGTAGTACCACCGGCACTAAGAATGTCTTTATCACCATCATAAGTCAATGTGCCACCGTAAGCACCACCGTTTTGGCCTACAGAACTCCAGTTAACCTTGAGGGCTCCGTTAGCGTTGTAGGGTAGTGAACGCTCATAAACCAAGACAGAGACTTCAGTGCCCATCTCGTCCGGCCATGCGTCTTGTTTAACCAACTTGAGCCAAGGGCTCGTATCTACTGTTTTCCGATAGATGTCATTACCGATACGGTTGCTCTCGGAAATCAGCAACTGCTCGATGTTAGTATAACTAGTAGCCATATGTTTAGTAACCTTTCAAAAAGTGAGTTAAGAACTGTAAGCCCATTTCCAATCGGGAATGGCAGTTCCTGTGTTTGTTTCCCTGGCGGCATCCCAGAGCTTTTGTTGCCCGCGCTTACTTTGGTCCTGACTAACGCGGTGGCGGCCCGCGGATACGCCCATGTCATTTCCTAGTAGCTAAAATAAAAATAACATATTCTAATTTCTGTCAAGCGGTGTTTTGTTCTTAAAGTGAAACAAATGTTATGCCGGGTATATTTAATGTGCTGTATGCGGTGGCGCCTCTGGGGTAAAAAGCCTTTGCACCAGCCTTAATGCTCAAAAAAGCATTTGAGGCTATCGTGGGCGGAGTCGAGGCTCGAAAGTAAACCTCTGCAAGGTTTACGCAACCGCTAAAAGCTAATTCAGAGATCTCGGTCAACCGTAAGAGGTTGGTCGTTCCGTAAAACTCTGCTCTTGTAAGTTGTAAATTATTGGCAACTGCTTTTCGTCCAATCTTAGCGACTGGTTTATAACCATCCACCGCGTAAAGAGTTTCAAGATCGAGGCGAGTAGAGCTATAGGCTTCGACGGAGGCATCCGTTTTGGGTGGGACAGCGACTATCTCAACTTGTGTGTTATTGTTTATGGCCCTATAGAGCACGCCGGAACTACTCGCATAAAATGTGCGTGTCGCAGAATATCCGTCGACCTGAAATCTTTCTAAGTTGGAACAACCCTGAAAAGCATCAACGTCGATACTAGTAATGAAGTTAGGTATCTCAATTCGCTTGATAGAAGTTAAATTGGTGTACGTATTTCCACCGATAGCCGTTACTTTACTCATAAGACGTTTTCTGAAATCACTGCGGTTGAAAGGTTTCCAACGTAGCGAGTTACCTTAGTAATCCCGTTGCTCGTTTCTGATTGAAAGTCAGTAGGCATATCCACATAGAGTGACGGTGACCTTTGCACTATTGCGGAACTTATAGAGAATGTGTCCCAAGCTGGCGAAGCATCGTTTGCATAGAATATTTTTCCAGTGAACGCGAAACCTGAATTAGAAATAGTAACGATAGATGGCGGTGTGAAAGTAGTAATATAGTATTCAACCCAAGGAGTATAAGTACTAAATTCTATATTTGAAAGTTTACCGCTTGACACAAACTTTGTAATTGAACTAGCAAAATCAAAACTTCCGTTAAGAGTGCTAAGATTTGAACCCGAATATACAGTTGTGAGCGTACTGGGGGCATAGTAGAAAGCTTGGTCGGCAATTCGAGACGTATTATTTGGGATTTGATAACTGGTTCCAGGTTTTTTTGGCGGGTAGAGAACTATGTCATTTAAGTCTTTAGTAAAAAGAACACCATCAAGAGATTCGTAAACTAGGCTCTGAGAGTTTACGTTTATAGCGGCTAAGGAGGTTGTGTTGACAAAAGCTGTACTAAGGTAGGTAACGGTTGACGGAATAGTTACCGTTGTGAGGTTTGGGCAACTTCTAAACGCACTTAAAAACACACTGGTTATGCCCGTAGTGATTACTACGTTTGATAAGAGTGGACTGCCTTCAAACGTAAAGTAATCCACAACAAAGACCGGAGAAAGCGTAATTGAGGTTAAACTAAGACCCTGTAGAGCACCTGACGACGCCGTGGTTACAGTGGCTGGCATAATGTAAGAACCGGTTCGCGACTTTTGCAAAAATATAAGTGTGGTCGTAGTGCCATTAAATAATACATTGTCTATTGATTTAAAATTTGTGCTTACCGGATCAACAGTAATAGTGGTAAGTAGTGGGCAATTATTAAAGATGCCGGAGTTGGCATTATTAAGACCAGTAAGAGTATCTACGGTTCGAGATATAAAAACAGAAGTTAACTGGGGACAATCATTAATATTGAATGACTGAACTGTATTCAGACCAAGGTTAAGATTTAAAGTTGAAACATTGCAAAAGTTAATTGCATACCGTGCAACTACCCTGGTTGAAGTTGGTAAGGTTACCGTGCCGGTAAGAGTGGGGAGCAGCATGTACAAAGTTGAAAAGTTTTTGTTAAACCAACCAAATCCATTAGAAGAGAAGGAGAGGTTTTGTGAAGAAACCGTAAAACTAGTTATTTGACTACATCCGTAAAACACCCCATCTCCAACATATGCCAACCCTGATCCAATAGTTACGCTCTGTAGACCACTAGAACGAAAGGCTTGTTCTCCAATACTCGTAACACCATTTGGGATGTTAAGGCTTGTCAAGAGAGGAGCGTAGCTGAAAGCGTAGTCCCCTATTTGAAATGGTGTGCTCGGGAAGGTGACAGTAAGAAGAGAGGAAAGGTTTGCAAATGACGACCCTCCAATATAAACGACACTCGAAGGCAAATTAACACTAGTAAGCCCTGACAAAGAGAACGCAACAGAATCAATATACCTTGTGCTGGGGGGAAAATTTATTGTCCTAAGAGCGGTACATTGACTAAACGCACTATTCCCTATGAGGTCAAGGGTATCGGGAAGAGTGACGCTATCCAAACGAGTACAACCCTGACATACCCCAACCGGGATTGTTGTACGGCCGTTTTGAAAAACAATTGATACTAGAGACGAGCTGTATTTAAACACATTGCTACCGCAAACAACGGAGGAAGGTAAACTCACAGAAGTTAAACC